CGATTGTTGGTTTGCAGATTGCTTGGGAACTATCCAAGACAGGACCGGTTAGCTTTCACTCACTTGAGATGGGCAAGTCAGAGCTCTACAACAGAATCATCTCGATGGAAGCCGAGGTCTACATTGGCAACATTGAAAAGGGCACACTCAAAGATGCAGACTGGACCAAGATTGCCAGAGCAAAACAAGAACTAACAAAGCACCAGCTCGCTATCCATGACAAGTCAGGCCAGAACCTAATGCAGATACGAGCCTTGGCAAACTCAGTCAAGGGCAACGGCAAGCTCAGGGCAATAGTTGTTGACTACCTTGGCTTGATTCAGGACACCGAAAAGGGCCGAAAGCGTTATGAGATGATTACCGACATCTCCATCGGGCTTAAGAACCTTGCCAGAGATCTCGATGTCCCAGTCATCGCTCTAGCCCAGCTCAACCGAGGACCAGAGCAACGCAAAGACTCCAAGCCTGACCTAGCTGACCTTAGAGATTCAGGTGGTATCGAGCAAGACGCTGATGCAGTTATTCTGCTGCACAGAGAGTCAATAGCCGAGGATCAGTTTGAGTGGCAAAAGAGCTGGATGATTATGAAGGTGGCAAAGAACCGACAAGGTGGACTAGGTGAAACAGGACTTAGGTTTGAGGGTCACCTGTCCAGAGTTGTCGAGGGCTAAGATTATGGCGTGGATGACAATGTGGCCTTGTGTTGCCGATGTGGAGCAACTTGGAAGGTCAACACGCATAAGCGAAAGAGGAAAGACCTCAAGTGCCAATCCTGTCGGATGCATCGAGCGTTAGTGATAAAGTATGGGTCAGAAAAGTGCATACCTTGGCAGGGTGACTTTGATAAGGCTACGCTTACTATCCCAGTCTTTAATGGTCAGGTATTCTTACCTGGTGAACGATCTTGTGGACACCTTGACTGCACTAATCCCAATCATGTCATAGGTGACCACTAGAGTAAAAAAACAAGAGATAAGGAAAAAAGAGATGGCAAGCATCAAAGTAAAGGGCACCATTAGCCGAGTATTTTATGAAGGCAAGGGGCTTGAAGTAGTCGAGGCTTATGAAACTAAGTCCGGCGAAACAATCAACAAGAGATACACAGTTTGGCTCAAGCAGCCAGGTCTATTCGATGTCGGTCAGACAGTTTCAGTAGAGGGGCTTTATAGCTCTGAGATTGACAACTGGACCAACAAAGAGGGTGAGGCCAAGCAGTCCATCAAGGTCAGCATCAACAACCCACAGGTCACACCTGCCGACCCAATCGCAACTATCAAGGGCATCTTTGAACCGACTCACTCGGAGCCAATGCCCTTTTGAGAAAAACACTCCGATGGCTAATTCCTACCCTCACTGCTGGGTTGCTGTTTAACCTATCGCTCAACACCACTAGCCCTCTGGGTGGGTGGGGGTTAGCCCTCGGTACTCTCTACGCCATTGCTGCCATACTTGGAGCATGGGAACTTTATGGCAGAGGTAAGCCTTAGTGTTATCGGTGATCCTGCCAGCCAAGGCTCTCACGCAATCATGCAGGGCCGAATAGTCCAGGTCAATAGCAAGAAACATAAGGCTTGGCGAAACGCCATAACCCAAACAGCCCTAGCAACCCTGCCACCGGACTGGCAACCCATTGACGAGCCCTGTGAGCTCATTGTCAACTTTTATATGCCAAAGCCAGCGTCAGTAAAACGCTCATTGCCTACTGTCAGCCCAGACCTAGACAAGCTCATTAGGGCAGTCGGGGATAGCCTGACCGATTCAGGCGTGGTGGTGGATGACAGCCGCATTGTCAGGATCTCAGCTCGAAAGCTCTACGCCATAGGCATTGAGCCAGGGGCCACTATTCAGGTCAAAACCCTAAACTAAGGGTTTATTGCGACACGCCGAAAAAGGCAAAAAAACACAAAAAATACCAAAAAAAGCCAAAAAAGGTGCTAGGTTTGTCTTATGACCCAAGGGGGGTCAAAGAAGGAGCACCAAGTGTTTACAACAGAAATGCAAGCAGGGTCAGTTCAAGCCACCGGCTCCCTTGAGTTTGATGACATGGACAATGCGATTATCACTATCTCGGTTGCCGGTCAAATTCTGACTCAAACCGAACTCAGCTCAAAAGAGTTTGAAGTTTTAGGCCGCTACTTTTTTGAGGTGTCAAAGTGAAGGGCTGGCTACTAACAATCAGCATCCTTTTATCCTTTGGGATGGTGCTGGCTATTCAGCAATACAGCTTCAATCTCGGCTACCTCATCGGTGCAGTTCTAATTGCTCTGCACTTTTTTGTCATCTCACTTTGGTTTACTCGCAAGGGTGCAAAGTGAATAAGAAAACAAAACAATTACTTGAGGATGCTCGAAGCTGGGCTGACGAGCAGTATGAGCTAAAGGGTGGCGAACCAGGCACAGACCTTTACTTCAAAAACAAGCATCGAGCAATGATTGAGCTAATAAATCACATCGAAGCAACACAAACAGAACAGAGAGAAAATGGGCAACTATAACCCTGAACCAATCGAGTTTGCAGTCATGGACTACAACCCGAACCAATACAACTTTGGCATTGCTAAAGCTGACGGCATCAACATGGGCCGAACACTTATGAAGGATGAGGTGCTAAGACTTATCAAAGCTGCCTACCCTCAGCCAACCAAAGCAATCACAATCATCATTGACCTAATCGAGGGGGTGCCAGTTGATACAGATCGCAGTGTCGCAGATTCCGGCAGATAAACTCGCTGCCTACAACAAGGGAAGGCGTGACCAGCTCAACTCAATGTGGTCAGTCCTAGAGGCTTTACGCATCGAAGGGGTCCTTGACATCTCAACCGGACACATGATTCTCAACGAGCTACACACTATTGACCAGCGACCAAAGGTGGAGATGTGAGCGACTTACAAGACCTAATTGCAACCTCAAGCATCCGAGCTTTCAATCATGGGATGCAAGCAGAGCGTGAGCACATCGTTAGGTTGCTGGCAGAAACAAAAGATGAAACCCTATGCACCTGTGACGGCTGTAAAGAGTGGGTCAATGCTTTTGATTATGTCATCGCCAGGATTCAGGGCAAGATCCATGACTGACACCCAATACACATCAGGATTCAACAACGGCAAACGCTCTGAGCGTGAGGCCATCCTTGAATACATTGAGTATCATCCAGAGGCAACAGCCCAAGACATTGCCGATGAAATAAACGGCAGATACAACTCTGACATGAGGGCAAACTTAGGCGGTGTCGAATGGGCAGCACATTGGCGGAGATAGAGATGAGGCTTGAGCTACTGAGCATCGAGCTAAAAGAGCTGGCCAAGATTATCCAAGAGATTGACGAGAGAGCAAGGAAACTACAGGATGGCAATGTTTAGTGCAGCCAAGCGTAAGTGGCTTAGGCGAAAGGCAAGCGAAATCTGGTTTAGAGGCTACTCTGCCGGATACCAAGACGCACACAAAGACAGCATTGAGTTTTTCAGTGAGCGAGTAATCTCCGAGATGCACCAGGATGCAGTCCTGAGCATGACGGCAGACCTAGACACCTTGGAACGCATTGTTGAGATCATCGAGGCGGTGAGGGACAATGGGGAAACACATCGGCACTAGAGCCAGGACTAACTGGCTGTTTCAGCTACGCTATTACAGGTACAGGTTTCACTTTTTTATTGGCAGACTTGTCAAGGCTTACATCACACGAGGCACAAGGTAAGAGGGGGCAGAAATGCTTGAAGGGCTAACACCACCAGCCAAGATTGGTGCTTGTAAGGTTAGGACTCTAATGGAATCACTAGAACCTAAAGATCAAGAGATACTGAAACAGGCAGTTGCCAGTCCAGATTGGCCAACAGTCACACTTGCCGAGGCACTTACAAAGCGTGGCTTGATTATCAGCGAGTCACCACTCAGGAAACACCGAGCGAAAAGATGTACCTGTAATGCTTGAAAACCTAGAGCCAGCACCAAAGCTAAACCCACCAAAAGATTGGCGGCCAGCGGTACAGTTCGATGGAACTCTTGGCGAGGCAACCACACCACCGACCACCGGCAACCAGCCAGACTTTGACCAATTCCTACTTGATCAAGGTTTCTCACCTGACCTGATTGAAATCTACGGCCCAATCAGGACTTCTCGCTGGCAACAGCGTGAGGGTGGTGACTGGCTGGTTAGCTGGCGGTTCAACTTCCGCATGAAGGCTGACCTCGATGTTGACCTGCCAACACTTTATGCTCAGGCTAAAAAGACTAAGTTGCCAGTCACAAAGAAAACTCAAGAGGGTAAAGCACTGGTCATTGTCCCAGCCGACTACCAGGTAGGCAAGGTAGGTAGCAGAGGAAACACCCAAGACCTAATTGCCAGAGTCTTTGCCAGCTACGAACGCATTGAGCAAAAGCTAAAGCAGGGCAAGTACGAAAAGGTAATCATCCTCGATGCAGGGGACATGATTGAGTCAGTATCAAACAAGGCAAGCATGGCTCAACTTGAATCATCGGATCTCTCGCCGTTCCAGCAGCAAGATTTAGCGGCTGCATTACTGTGGGACTTAATCAAGCTTGCTCACAAGTACGCACCAGTGACCTACGCATCTGTTGGCTCTAACCATTGCCAGTGGCGAGTCAACGGCCAAGCAGTAGGCAAGCCAGGGCTGGATGATGTTGGCATTGTGATTCTGCAACAGCTACGCAGACTCAGCACCGAGTTGGGCATGGATGTCAATTACCTAATCCCTGACCCTTATGACGAGTCTTTAGCCTTTGATGTCTTTGATGATGGCTTCCACATCCTTGCCCTAGCTCATGGACACCAAGCTGCTCGACCTAACTCAGTACCGGACTGGCTTATCAAGCAGACCTACTCTCAGGGCCCTATCTCAGCCTTTACTACTTTTGTGTCCGGTCACTTCCACCATGTCAGGGTTGAGGAACTAGCACCAGCCAGCAATGGTGGATCTAGGTATTGGATACAAGCCAGCACCAGCGACAATGGCAGTGATTGGTTTCGCTTGAAAGCAGGAACCGAGAGTACAACCGGCATTGTCTGTTTTGAGCTTGAGCGTGACACACACTTCCAAGGCACTGTTTACAAACTCTAAGTTGCAGGAATAGAGAGAGATGACTTACCAAATACTGCATGGCAACAACCTGGACATCTTGCCAACCCTAGCTGACAACAGCATTGACTCAATAGTCACAGATCCACCCTATGAGCTTGGCTTTATGGGTAAGAAGTGGGACTCATCAGGTATTGCTTATTCTGTTGAACTCTGGCAACAATGCCTTAGAGTGCTAAAGCCAGGTGGACACTTACTCGCCTTTAGTGGCTCACGCACCTATCACAGAATGGTTGTTGCTATCGAGGATGCTGGCTTTGAGATAAGGGACATGATTAGCTGGATAAGCAATAAGACCTTTCCTAAGTCACAGAACATTGCTAAGGCCATAGACAAGCAAGCAGGTGCAAGAGATCATGTTGCCAAGGGATTCTTGGTCGCAGGGGAATACAACAATAGACAACTGCGAGGACCGGACACTGACTATCAAGACCCAGCTCTTGTCACCTTAGAAGCAAAGCAATGGCATGGTTGGGGCACAGGGCTAAAGCCAACAGTTGAGCCAATAGTCATGGCTCGCAAACCAGTCGAGGGAACAGTTGCTAACAATGTGCTGACCTATGGAACAGGTGGGCTGAACATAGATGGCAGCAGGATACGCATGACTGCCGAGGATGAAAAGAAAAGCTATAACAACTGGAAGCCAGAAGGCTACGAGGCAAAAGAAAACATCTATGACATTGGGAACAAGATAATTGCTAGTGAGCAAAACTCTCAAGGCAGATGGCCAGCAAACCTAATCATTGACGAGGACACAGCAGAGCTACTAGATGAGCAGAGTGGGGATAGAAAAGGATTTGCAGGTGGTGGAAATAAAAATGCTGGCTTTAGGTCTGATTATGTTGGTGGGCAATCTGGCGGTGCAGACTTGCCAGCCCAATACTACGCAGACTCAGGTGGAGCATCAAGATTCTTTTATGTTGCTAAAGCATCAAAGCGTGATAGGAACGAGGGCCTTGAGGAACTAGAGGATGCTGTTGCTGGTTCTTATTCTGGCAATGTTGCAAACGATGGAAACAAGATAGGTGCCCAACCTGATAAACCAAACCAGCCAGCTAAGAACTTTCACCCAACAGTAAAGCCAACAAGCCTTATGGAATACCTGATCAAGCTTGTCACCCCACCTAACGGCACAGTCCTAGATCCTTTTACCGGTTCAGGCTCGACAGGCAAGGCAGCAATCTTGCAGGGCTTTGACTTCATCGGGATAGAGATGACAGAGGAATACTTGCCAATCATTGAGGGCAGACTGAAACACGCTGAAGCCATAGTTGCCGAAAGAATAAAAGAAACCTCTGACAAACAAAGCGAGGTATTGTTTTGAGTCCTGCTTACGACTACAAGTGCAACGACTGTGGCATGACCCTGACAATCATCAGAGGCATAGCAGACGAGGAACACAAACCTATCTGCATCAACTGTGCCAAGGTAATGCCAAGAGCCTATGACTCAGCTCCAGCAATTACATTCAAAGGCAAAGGTTGGGGCAAGGATTGAGAATCTTCCCTAAGCCCTGCCTCAAGTGCAAGGCAATCTTTACAGCAAGGTCAGAGTATTGCGAAGGTTGCCGGCTGGAAAAGAAACCAAGGGAACAGAAACCAAGGATAGAAACGCCTGAAAGAAAGGCCCGTAAGCGTTTACTT